AATATTACGAGCAAGAGATACAACATTTTCCCTCAGCGTAGCGGAGTCGATGAATGTCTCATTCACCGCCATATTGGTGTTGTAGGCGGTGCTATATGAATTATACGCTAACAGATTGATTAGCATTGAGAGGTTAGACCCCTCAAAGTCCATATCTGTGAAGTTTGAGTTCTCCCTCAGATAATCTTTGATTGAGGTCTTGATGTCCTCAAAGTTTAGATTTGTAAATTGTGTTAGTGCCATTATAGCCTAGTAGGTTCAAGGATGAATGATACACTTTGAGATGGGGCGTTTTGTCCAACAATATCGTAAGAAATTGTCACCTCAAGACTGTTTGCGTCTGGTTCAGAAATAACATCAACCCGAGTCAATTTCACTCTAGGTTCAAAGTTAGTAATTGTTGTTTCAATCTCAGTTTTGATTGGATCGACAAAATCGCCGTCCGCTAGTTCAAAAAGAGCTCCCGTAATCCTAGTTCCCAGTAGGTTATTGAAGAAAACTTCGCCTAGTTGGATACGTACCAGGTTTTGTACAGATCGCTTGATAGCGTCTTCATTCTTCAGAGGAATGATATCATTAGTAACTGGATGCCGTTTGAAAGACAGTGAAATGTCCTTGAATGGCAGCGATGTTCTCTGAAGAGGCACTGCGCGACCTAGTATTTCGTGATGTATTTATTTAGAGCATGAAAAAGGGGGATCATTGATCCCCCTAGTATTAGTCTTCATCTCGACCGACATACACGACATCTACACTCTCTGGATGCGGTGTTCCTGTCTGATAGAACTCATCCGCTAGATCTTGAGTATATTCTTCCATCTCCTCTTCATCTATATTGTGGTGAATTAGATGACCTTCCACGAATATATCGTATCTGTCCATATCTAGCGTATTCATTTGATATATCTATAAAATCAAATGATTCTAGTCTTCTCGTGTCCAACTCGACACTTAGGATCACACCAGATCTCGAACCCTGCTTTCTTAGCATCAAGGCAGAATGAAACGTCCTCTCCACACATGTCTTGGACTTCACCAGACTCAAAGACCTGCATTTGTGGTGCAAACCAGGGGTACTTCATCATCTCGTGTTCAAACACACCATACTTGATCAACAACCAACCGAAACCGGTGTAGTCAACAGTAAATGGTTTGCGACGCTTCTGAATACCATCAAGCATCTCGTGGTTCATCACACCACCATTGTTCTTGAAGTCATCTTCTTCCAACCAGTGTGCAACAGAAGTGGTATTGCCATCTTCAGTCACATACCAACCAGCAGCAAGGTCTCTGTCCATCCAAAGGATACGATAGAACTGCTCAAGACCAAAAACAATATCACTGTCAATCCACAGTTGGTAGTCATATTGCAGTTTGCCCTGCCAAGGTTTTTGATCTGGACCTTGGAGAACATTTGCACCCAAGCACTTACAACGGGCAAAGTTGACCATTGACGAGTAGTCTTGGGAGATTTGAATAGCACCTCCCTGCTGCACAATCTCAAAACAGAGTTGTACAAAGTTCTTGAGGAAGATATATGATACACCGCGACCAGGAAGGCAGAAGACAAAGGTCTTACCCTTTACCATCTCTCTTGCGGCTTCAATTGAAAATTCGTCCGACTTTTGTGTCTGTTCACCTTCAGGCGGAGTCGTCACCACCTTGAAACCTTTAGCCATACATGTAGGTCAATTTGTAATAAGGCATCATGCCTGCAGGCATAATACCATATTATTTAGTACCCCGCAAGTTCGGGAAAAGTCTGTCTCCAATTGGTATTTCTTAGACTGTCAAGGTCATCAAAATACTTTTTCGCCTTTATCCATCCATTTGTTATTGGACTTTGCATCATCTGCTTAGCAACAGACTCATCTACACTTTTCACATCATCATAGATCTCTTCTTTGATGGGATGGGGCAAATTATTGACCCTGAGGTAATCTGGGTTTTCTAGGTTGTTATAGATCTGAAATGGACGTTTTTTGAGACCACGTTTTTCAAAAAACTCAAATACTTCCTTGATCTTGTAAACAGACAAAACAGATGGAGTATATGTTCCTGCAATTGACCCCTTACCAGTCCTAAGGAAATACTCGCGTATTTCGTCCACATGACTCAAGGTCTGCTCCCAATTAGTTGGATATCGCAAATAATAGTTCCTATCACCCAAACCATCACAACTCCACTGAATGTGGGTATAATTGAATCTATCAAGATATTTTTGCATCTGCTTCAAAGTAAATATCGTCATATTCGATACATACGACAAACTAATAAACCTTGACTTACCAGAACCAGCAAGAGCATCTAAAACCCTAAAATGGGATTTCATTAGCATCGGTTCTCCACCACAGAAAGATATTGACTTGATACGATCTGCATTATCTAAAATGTCACTTATAATGTCACTAAATTGAGCTTGATCAATTTTTAGGAGATCTGTATCTGGAAACTTATTAGTTCTCGGATATCTCTTATCAAGATCTGCTAATTGCTCTAAACGTCTGTCTCTAGTCGTAGAATCTCCAGAATGGCAACCATAGCATTCTAAGTTACAAGTATTACCATAAAAATTCAATTCTAGGTTCAGATTTCTTGCAGTGCCCGTATAACTCCCATCTTCGGCATAATGATCTAAAATTTTGGGATCATACAACTCATTCATCAAACGAGGTGATGTACCAAAGTGTTTCTCCTTATAGAAACATCTTTGACACATTGCTTTGACATATTCTGACATTTCACCAGCGAGCATTGCACGACGCAATTCTTTCGCCTCAGGACCATCATAATAATCAAATGGTGTCGTATTAGCAGGACCGACTAATTGTTGAGTTTGCATCCAACAGCATGGTGTATAACCATGCGACATTCCATTACGAATGTTGGTAAATGGATAAGAACAAAAAGAATTATTTTTTATGTCACTTAGAAGGTCTTCTTTCTTCATCACTTAGGAAAAAAGTGCTTGAGTCCTGGATGTTCAATCATTTGACTTAGAATCCATTTTGCGATAGCAATATGACCATTTGCACTAGGATGCCATCCCCCTAACCACCTGTGAGTGTCTTCCTCATCACCAGTGGCAAATTCAGTCTTACGATCCCGCAAATCAAGAGTTCTGTACTCTCTAATCAATTCTTCTTCATTCATCCACCATGATGGGCAGATAGCATTAGTTTCTCCGGGATGGTAGTCCCTAGGAACGAATTCTTCTTGAGATGGAGTAACACCTTTGATATCGCGGTTCTTGACTAACTCCATCCATGGACTGACACAATACTTGAGTTCTGTTTCAGTCCATTCCTCTAATTGCAAGAAGATATAAGGAATACCCTTCTTCTCAAAGTAACTTTCAAGAAGAAACACATTTTTGAAGAAATTTTCAATATACTGGGTCCGGGACTTGACATTCTTATCCCACCACTCACAAATCCCAATTACTTTGTGATCTGGGTGACAACCATGGAAATGTTCGTACTGATCCATGCTATACCAGCGTTCATGCTCTTCACTATAGAATGCCCACCTCTGTGGATGAGAAAACTCGACAACTACGAGATCTGCTTCATTATTCTCACACCAAGTGACTGTATCACGGGTAATCTGATCATTTGAGTAACCAGAGTATCCAATATTGTCAAAAGTAACATTCAACCCATATAAGTCATTGACATACTCACTGACTACGTTTGAGTACCTCAGTTTGTCTCTAAGTTCAAGACTATGCTCCAGACCGTCTAATTCGGTGCCTTCGCAGAAGGAATCTCCGGAGAATAGGATTTTCATAATACAGTCACGTTATACTTGTTTGAAAAATCTAATGCATCAGACCATTCGTTGACCATTGGCATGCCACGAATGTTCAGTGATGTATTTAGTAGCACTGGGCAACCTGTGCGCTCTTCCCACGCCTCTAGAATCGCCCTGAAGACCGATGGACTGGTTTCCGGTACCGTTTGCACTCTTGCACTATTATCGACGTGTACGCAGGCAGGAATGTCGTCTGGACGCTTACATTGATAGACATAAGACATGTACCGGGAATGTTCTGGCATCCAGAAGTAATCTTGGCAAGATTCCTCCAGAATTGCCGGAGCAAACGGTCTGAACTTCTGCCTCTTCTTGATTTCGTTGACTCGATCCTTATTTGCAAAGGTTCGGGGGTCTGCAAGCAAAGATCTGTTGCCTAGGGCACGAGGACCATATTCTGCCTTGCCATTTGCAACACCACAGATACCATCCCTCAAAAGAACGTCTACAACCTCTTTGGGGTCGATTTTACGAGAAATACTGTGACCAGTATAAGGAGTGAACTCAACCTTCTTACCAGACGCCAATAAGGCAGCACCAAGTGCCCCACCGGCATCTCCTGGATTAGGCATGATCCATAGATTGCACTTATCCCGGAGTTTGGTGTTGGCAACGCAATTTAGGGCAACTCCACCCCCATAACAAATATTATTGCTGTACTGCATTGCTATATCAAAAATAGCATGCAATTCTGTCTCCAGAACAACCTGTGCACTAGCAGCAACGTCTTCTTTGCTCTCAATGTCAAGTTGACAACCACGATGGTTGTTTTGTGACAGAAGTTGGCGAACTTCATCGATATGCTTCGGTTTTCCGAATGCTGCCATACCCATGAAGATGTATTCCTCATCTAAAGGGCGAAGACCTGCCCATCCTGTCAATGCAGAGTACCAAAGACCAATAGACTTGGGATATGCCTGAGACCAGACCTTTTTATAGACTGCTTTACCATCTTCCATCTTTGCAGTCCATACAGAACTGCAATCCCACTCACCAATACTATCTACAACGACACATGCTGCTTCTTCAAAGCATGAAGTCTGAAATGCTGCCGCAGCATGCGATTGGTGGTGAGGAAAACTAATAGTTGGGCGTAATGCTAGATGTCGCCGCCTACGCCAGTGTTTTTGTCCAGCAAAAAATTGCCGAACACGTTTCGGGAACTGCTTCTCGTAAAAAGCAACTACGTCAGCATTTGGATTGAGATAATTGCCGTAAAACGCAAGTTCACCGCACAATTTCTTGTCATGTTTTTTCTTAGAATATCTTTCGCTGTGTGCAGCAAAGATAATCTTGTTTTCATGAACAACTGCTAATCCAGCGTCATGAAATCCTTCAGAAAAACCAATCATTCTACCTCTTCTGTTTCGTCGTCATCTAGATCCTCCTCCATATCATCAACCTCATAAATGAACGGATCCATTTTGCGAATTTTCCAGAGATTGTATTCACCTTTGATCCAATACCAAAGACGGAGCATAATTACCTCGACAGCAGACTATGTATGTTATCACTTTCTCCAGGATTCTGGCAAGTGCCCAAAATACTGCTTCCAATGCTCATAACATGGTTCTAAAAAGATTCCTGCCTTCTCACGGGCATGATCTGGTAGATGCATGACATCAGACTCCCACTGGTCATTCAAATATTGGATATGTGGAGCACAGGGACCTAAATCTGGAACATATGCGTTTGGATGAACATCTCCAATCTCCATACCGATAAAATCAGAAAGTGGAGCAGTATCACCTGCCCAAAAATCTTCCATGATCGTAATATGGACGGCATCCTCTCCAAAAGCAGCTGCCCATTTGATATACATGTCCACATAGTCAAAATCCATGCCACACTTCAAAAAATGCTCGACAGGTTTGTCTCTTTTCTGTGCCTGACGACAAGACCAGAGTCTACGGAGAGGATCTCGAAAAATAATGTGGATTTTTACGTCAAAATAACTCTGTAAGTGAAATGCCAAGAATTGTAGATATTCTGGAGAGCAATATCCATTAGGATTGCTAAAATCAGCAACTGCCTTATAATCATCCTTGATATTATCCCAATGCTTGAGATAATATTGAACGTATTTCTTCAATTCAAACGGAGGACCCCAAAAATACTCAATTTCTTCCTCAGACCACTTTCCAGCAACATAAGGAGATTCGTGAGTGAAAATTTTTGGTTTTCTCGTTGTTATTGACTTCCTTGACGGTCCAAAAAACTTCTTGTAGAATTTTACTCTCTCAAAAGTGTTTTTATCTTCCTGCAATTGAAGCAACCACAAATATCCCTTCTCTTTGCGGTGACCTGCATGACAATACTTGTTATACCACCCCAAAGTGTAGTATAATGGAGTAGTACCGGACCATCCCGTTCCTACGTTCAAAAATAACGTGGGTTTCATTATTCACATGGTTCAATTCTGATGTCTTCGACCTTATAAGTAGTATTGATTCCTGCCATGATCATTCTTTGCATGGTAGTGCGAATCTCTTCTGCTTGTTCCTTTGAAATAGATTCAAAGATCATTTTCTTGTCTAGATAGACATCGTAAGGCATAAAAATTCCCCCCTGACGTATATAGTTTACCATGAAGCCCACTCTGCTTTTGAACCCTGGTACAGGTTGGTCTGCTACCAGTCCATTTCATTACACAGTGACGATGGAGAACCAGTATGCCCACATGGGGCATAAGAAAGAGAACTGGTACCTCAACTGCTTGCAACAAAATACCCCATCCGCTTGGAGGATGTTCGATACCTTGTGGGAAGGTACGCAATACAACGGTGGTAAACGACCACCCACGCATCCTTTTGGGAAATATTTGTCTCGAAGTAACCTTTTTATCGAAAATACGTCAACTGAGATTCTCCAAAAGACTCCAAAACACATTGATGGGTATATTGAATACTTTTTAGGTCACTATGAAAACGTCAAAGAGACATATGCGGCAGTTTGCGACTTCTCGAACGCCAATTTTAGTCTTGACAGGGAATTTTTGTTGGGAATTGCTCCAAAACTTCGTGATCACTTCAACGTAAAGGTCACAATGCAGTTCCGGGACCCGGTTCGGCGCTATTTTTCCGAAGTTGGCAGTGTCTGTCAGCGAGAACTCGAAATTATGGACGCATTTGGAGGCGATTTTGTCGCTTCTCGTTATGCTGCCAGAAAAAAGCACAAAAAACTCTTTTTCTGGAACCTAAAAAAGGATCGTTTGCCGTATCACTGCGATTATACCGATGGTTACCTGAAATTTTGCGATGCATTTGGGAAAGAAAACGTTTATCCCATGGTTATGGAAGATTTTTGGAACCCAGATAAGGAAAAAGAAGAGTTAGAGCGTCTTTCTAACTTCCTAAATTACAAAATTACCAAAATTCATCATAATTGTTATGTCCCAGACATGGGAAGTAATGCACCTGAGTACGATTACCTCAAAGATCAGTGGTCAAGTGACATTGAAGACCTTGATGAAGAGGATATCAACGTTGCTGGAATGTATATGGGTCGCTTCTATAAGGATTGGAAGGTTGTTTTCGATGAGTTGCCTGATTCATGGGGAAAATAGAGTGCTACCAAGTCACCGTAATGACTTTGACCATATTCGCCAAACTATGTCGCGATAAATACGGCAGGATACCACGATTACTACCTCCTCGTTATATCACAGAATGACGCTAGTTACCTTTGGATGCTCTTGGACGTTTGGAGTTGGTCTCCATTACGAAGAAGGGATGACTGAAATAGATTATCGCAAGAGCGGTAAGATGACCGATAAAGAAGTATCCAGAGAATATGCATGGAGAAGCATCCTTGCTGAACGTTGGGGGATGGAAAATAAGAATTTTGCGGTAATGGGATCCTCAAATGAGAGGCAATTCCGTATGGCGACGAAATATTTTGGAGATTTGTCGAA